GCATTAATCGTGCAGGGATTCACAGTTGAACTCGTTGATAATATTAATGAACCACTTTGAGATAGCATTTATATTATCATTATATTTTATTCCTTAACTCCAACAACGATAAAACTCAATGTAAAATGATTCATTTGAGCATTCAATACTGTTGAATTGTTATTTATAGACCACAATTGAAAGTTTAAATCCACATTTTCCGATTCTGGTTTTCTAAATGTAGTTGCCCCAATTGGATTTGAAAATGATTCGGCATCTGCTGTGCTTGTGTTTTGTGGATTAAAAATTGGTGTTACAGTATATCCCTGTTGTAGCATATTAGTATTAAGCACCGACAATGTATTTATAAATTGCAATCCACTTATTTGAAACCATTGTAGTCTTTGATTTCCTGACAATGAGGTTGCAACACTTCCTGTTCCATAACTAGCGCATATTAAATTGAACTTGTCATATTTGTCCCACAGTGTTCCTATTATGCGTCGCATATTCACATTTGTAAATGTAAAATTAGTCATTGTCGCATTCATTGTTCCAAAAGCATTTGTGGCACCTGCCGATAAAATGCGCGTTGATAATGTAAAGTTTGCCTGTTCATTTTGATAAAGCAAGTTCCACGGATTTTTATAGATTACATCTTTTTTGATAGGTGCAAATGTTAAAAACATTGGACAGTTGCCCACATTTGTAGTTGCTCCACTTTCTGCTATTACTGAAAATGTAAGTGATATTTTATTACTATCTGGTTTTATCATTATGAACTCTCGTGTTTGTATCTCTTTTCCTATGTTAGCAAGTGTTATCGCAGCACTAGAACCTTGCGCTGCTACTGCTATATTAGTTGATGCGGTCTTTCCTTGATACGAAGCATTAATAAGATTCAATCCATTAACAAAAATAGTATTCATTTCTGTTGCGCTGAGTGTTCCTGCATATGCTATTAATACTTTGAATGTATCATATTTTGTGTAGAGGGTCTCTCCTAGTATTTCACGCAAATCTACGAAATAAGTGCAGTTTCTAAATGTCGAGTCTCTTACACCAACATTAGTTGTTGTGGTTGATAACACCGATGGATTCAACCATAATTTTGCTACTTCAATGTCCATTTATAATATAATAAGATTTATAAATAGACTAAAATGCTAATGCTAAAGTCTTAATAGCGAGCATAGCAGACACCGTTCTCATACACAAGCACCTGATCATAGCATGCAAAGGCAGTCTGGAGAACAGTTACCGCACCAGCAGTGTAATAGTTGATAATGGCAAAGATATCACTGGTGTTGGTGTTGGTTCCAGCAAAGATGGAACTCTTGTCAGCGTTCTGGTAAATCTCCATATCAATGCCAATCAAGAAAGCGCCCGAATCCTCAGTAGATGCCTCAACTAAACCAGAAATGGTGTTAGGGGCATTAAGTGTGAAAGCAGTGTTATCAATGGAGGGTTGCAGTTGCAAGTCAGCGAGAGAACCGAAGCATTTAACTGCCTCATTGTAGATTTCGGAGAATGTAGTAGGAGCAGTTGAAGGAAGGACTTCACTTCCGACTCTGAACTGGTATCCGATGGAGTTAGCACTTCCAACGCCAAAGGCGCAGTGAGACGAAGGATACTGAGCAGCAAGACCAGCAGTTGTGCGGGTAGCAACCAAGATGTTCTTAAGAGATGAGAACTTGGCAGGGATGGGGAATGAGACCTGAGTCTGGGTGGTGGCAGGAACCGACGCAGAGTTGGTGTAAGATCTCCACGAGGGGAGAACCATCTGCATTGGACTTGAGGAACCCGCCTTGATGGCAGCAACAGCACTATCGGGTAACTCTAAGAACTCACCGCAATAATTGACATTGGTAGCAGTGAAGTTAAGACCAGCACCACCTTCAACCATCATAGCACGAATTAGGGAAGACTGGAGAACAATCTCAACGCGGAGAGGGGCAGCAGTCATCTCCCACAGAGGAAGATACTTCTCGCCGGACAAAGCACCAACAAGGGAAACCAAGTTGATAGCAAAGGAGAAAGCAGTTCCAGTGGCACTAATGGGAAGAACACCAAGAGCACGACCTCTATTGACAGAACGAGCATTCAATAAAGAAGCAGCAGCAACACCAACAGCAGAATACTCCTCGTTAGTGCCTGATGTGACTGAAAATCGACCCTTGACGGAATCCTCAGGAACCTGGTAGTCATACAGAATCTTCGCCAACTGACCATAGTTATCAATATCCTCGAGCAAATTACTTCCGTGGAATACACGAACTCGCTGGATGAACTGGTGCCAACCGCAAGACTCTAAGGTAGAAGCAGTAGAAGCAGTGGAAGCAATCAAGTTGAACTGACCTTTCAAGTAAGACTCAGAGGGAATGAGAGCAGTGTTGTTTCTGGTGGGAATGTTAATGGTGATTGTGTCACCGGGGTTGTAAGTTCCCGTTCCACCCTGGGGTTGGATCTGGGTCAAATAGCGTCTGGCAGGTGCAGACTCAACTTTAGATTGAAACTTGAGATTAGCAGGAATCATTTTATATATTCTTGTTATAAAATATTTAAAATTGCTAAATATTTTATGAGTTTATCTTTTCAAAACTCTTCGTTCTAAACCACCGGAGACTTTTCTCGCAAGTGCCTCCTCAACCATTTTGGCAACTGGTCGATCCAACAAGGGCATCTTACTTCCCATGCGTGCCTTGCCTAAAGGCATCTTGTGCCCCATCATTGCTTTTCCCAACGGCATTTTATGTCCAATCATTTTTTATATATTATGACACGACTTTGTTTCCATTATTCGGTAAATTTCACGCAGTCCAATTGCAAAGTCATCTGATAATTAATTCCATTTAGATTGACCAGTTGTCCATTGTTGTCTATGATCCGAATTTGTATTTGCTCCAGTTTATTAACATACAGATTAATTCTGAAATTATTTGGATTTGTATATGATATGATACTAAATGGCGCCACATACACTGGAATTGTTGCTAAAATATTCTGGTTGTATGCCTGCGCCACATTAATATTATATGTCGGATAGTTGCATTCAATATTCAATGCTCGTATTTGATTGAGATTCACACAGTCCCGTCCATACAATATATTTGCTGTGCTGGTTGTCATTGTTGTTTTGCTAAATCCTAATACATGATTAATTGTCCCAGGATATATTATAAAATCAGAACTAGTATGCGTAATCAAAATCTTACTTGTTATGACACTGTAACTTACGCTATACGATGCACCCATTGCTGCTTGGATAACATCTATAAGTTGGGTTATGTTGTAATTTCCGGGTTGAACATAATATGTCTGCATTGGATTCAACCCCGTGAGTCCCCAGTTGAAAGTGTTGTCGGAAGCAGTAATACTGTAGAAACTGTAGGGGATGCTTGCATTTTGGAGAGATAAGTATATGTGATGGCCATCCGGAATTTCTATGACTGGCAAATAGTAGATGCTGTTTGCTGGATTGTCATCAACCGTTTCTGTCGCATACCTGGAATTTAGATATATTTGAATGGATTCGTTTTGCATCTCTTAGTTAATATAATACAATATTTTACTTTGCCTCTTGTATTTCTAAATGATTTCCATTCTTGTAGATTTTCTCTTCGAAGCAATCCACATCCATATGCTGGTATGGTCTATCAAATATGTAATCGTAAATCTTCTTTGCATCTTCCTCATTCATTTTCAATAATTCTTTCGCTATTGTTCCCCACTCCTCTTTGTTGCGAACCCCGCTAAAAATGCTTACCCAAGTCAATTGCTTGCGAAGAATCTTTGGGAAATACAAATACGACTGCACTGTAAATAAGAAGTGGCAATTCAAATGTCTCGCCTTAATCAACATTGCATTCAATTTGGCAACAATATGTTTGTCTTTTAGGTTATTGGCAAAATCGTCAATGATTACCAATGAATACTCAGGGGCGTCATCTTCCTCCCGGTCTTCTTTAATACTTGTCAACTCATCTTTGATTTCATCGAGCGTTTCTGCCGTAAGTTCATGAAAAACCTTATCGTGCTTTTCAAATGGGTGTTTCTGCACCGACAAGAAAGATGATACTGGACAGAAATACCAAATGTGGTGGAATTTTTTTTTATATACCGTTCTCATCTGTCCCAACAAATGACTCGTCTTGCCACTGCCACCCGAACCTATGTAGAGAGTTATTCCTCCATTTCGTCGTGATACTCCCTCTACTATATCAGGCACATATGTGTCCATCGTCTCTTTCACCGGTTTCGTTTTTGGTATGTTTTCATTGACTTCCTCTTTGATTGCTAATATTGGCATCTTATGACTTATTATTAGATATTGTTTGAGGCGCTGTTTAATTTAGCAAAATGTATGCGCATAGTATATAAAATGAGTTCGCTAAATGATGACACCAATGATGCAGAGGAAGTGCTAACAAAACCAAAGCAGAAGAAACAGCGCTCAGAAGCACAGATTGCTGCTACCGAGCGAATGCGCGAAGCACTTGCTAAGAAATCTGCACCAGTTGCTACCGAGAAGAAAATGATTTTAAAAGCAATCAAGGAGAAACTCAATGGACCATCAAAGACCGATGTTGTAAATGAAGAAGAGGAAGAGGAGGAGGAACCTGCACCCATTGTTGTTAAGAAAACCAAGAAAGAACCAAAACCGGAACCCGAACCCGTAGTTGTCAAAAAACCTCCCAAGAAGGAACCTAAAGTTGTTTATCAGTCTGAATCCGAATCTGAGGAAGAAGTCATTGTTGTAAA